ACTTGTCGTTCGATAGGTGAATTAAATGAATCATATCCAGTTACAACATTACTTGTTGGCTGGAATGATAAATCAAAACAGTTTGCTAAAGTAGTTCCGTATGTTGGTAATTCTATATCATCACGAAGTCTATACACACTCAAATAAATCATACAGGATCCTTTTTCTTTTTTCCGATTGTATACTTGGAAACCAACTGCCACTGATTCTTATCCTTGAATGGAAGAATCTTAATTTGGCTCAATGGTGCGACGTTATCTTTTGTCTTGTCTGCATCAACCAACTTGACCAATCCCCACTCAGCCATTAGATTCGCAATTGTGTTACGACGCTGAATGTCGTTATCTGACATATTGGATGGCTTACCGTCCAACTCAAAGAGTTCTTTGAAGTGTACGATATAATACTTTCCTTGTTTATGGAGGATATGGCAGGATTGATAAAGAATGTTATCGTTCTTTGCTGCAACACCAATGCGAGTTAGCGTCTCACGGACTTTGAGGAAGTCGTCTTGTTTTTCTAATGTGACTTCTACTAATTTTTCGACCATGGTCAATCACCCTTATATAATTGTTTCTTCATCGCGGTGATCTGGTCGTCAGAAAGGATCTTTAATGCTTCCTCTGCTTTCGCATCGGAGTATCCATAGTATTCTTTAATAACACTCAAATCACTACTTTGAGCCTTTTTATGCCATTTAGAGTATGGTCGCTTAGAGGCTCTAACAATATTTAGGAGAAAATCATATTTGAGTTTATTATCGAGAGTCGTATATCGATTCATTTCGTTCGCTAATAGAACGGTGTCTCGATGAAATGAAAGCGCACGATTGACCATAAACGATGAATATGACTTTTCATCCTGTTCTGTCAGGAGAGCATATTCTTTCGTCTGTAGAATAGATGGAATGATTTCTTTAAATAGGTCAGCCATTGAACTTACACTCCACCATCATCTCAGTTAGACATGCAGTGAGGTTCAGTTCCTGGTCGGCGACAAATGCTGCTTGGTATTGATACTTTGCGAGAATCAATACGGCATTTGGAATCGTAGATTTATCCATCACATCATATAAACTATCATAGATCTTACGATAGATTTTTGCAGGATCATCACCACCAAAGTCAGCAACCCACTTGCGCATTGCACTGAAGTTTTGATCTTTGAGTGATGTAATCAAATCATTCAATGATACATCAGCAATGCTTGAAAGAATGCCAGCGTCAATCTTACCACTGACAGAATATCGCTGCAGTTCATTTAGAATGCGGCGATAATCTGGGAAATGCTTTTTGACAACCTCAACAAGAACTGCTTTGTCAAACGGAATCTTTTCGTTAGCAAGGATTTCTGATGCACGCTTCATAAATGAAGCAGCCATCTTTGGCTTATCTTCTTTACGAAGTTTAAATTCAATTACAGCACAACGAGAATGTAGTGGCTCAATGATTCGATTCTTAAAGTTACAAGTCATGATGAACGTACAGTTATGCGCAAACTCTTCCATCGCAGCACGCATGGCTGGCTGAGTTGAGTTTGGATTCAGATAATCTGCTTCATCGATAATGATGACTTTCTTGCCGCCACCAAGAGACATTGCACTCGCATAGTTCTTGATCTTTGTTCGGAACGTATCAATACCACTCTCATCCGACCCGTTGATCATCAAATAGTCACAACCAATCTCATCACACAGCGCTCTTGCAACTGTAGTCTTACCAGTGCCTGGTCCACCGCAGAGAAGAAGATGAGGAATCTCCTTGCGATCTACATACGACTGAAAAGTGGACTTGTATTCCTCTGGAAGGATACAATCGGCAATAGTATGAGGACGGTATTTTTCAACCCACAATGCTTCAACCATAATATAAAACTCCTTGTCACTCAGTCACTATTCTACGCCATTTACCGTTTGCATACAAGTACATTTCACCATCTGGTCCGACGGTCATACTTGCCTTTACATGCTTTTGAGTTCCAGGAATAAACTGCGGTCCAAAATGGTATGTATTAGGCTCGGTCGGACGCAGTTCGCCATACTCAGCACCAAGAGTTAGTTTACCATTGTGACCAATGGATTCAATTTCCTTGATACACTTTGCTTGATCAGAATCTGGCAAAACAGCAGCGGCAGCAACTACGCCACCACCAGCAATACCACCAGCAAGACCAAGATACTTGAAGAAATTACGCCTTGTTGCCATACTTGTGCTCCCATAATGAATATAATGCGATCCCAATCATCAACATGACTGGAGGTGCAGAATACGGAATCCAATGGAAGTATGTGTTCGCAAGAGCGAAAATTGCGGTCAACAGAATTACGATCAGAATAGGCAATTCAGATTTATGCATAATATAACTCCAGAGAGAGAATGGGGTGGAGGAGGTGAACCCTCACGATGAGCAGTCTGGCGGATAGTACCGTCGGCAAAGAGTGCCGCACCCCATAGTTTTATTTAGCCACGTTTTCGTAAATGGTCTGGAAGTCACTCTGCTCTGCAACTTCCTCTTCATAATTACGTTTGTGATAAGTCCTTGCCAGTTTACGTCCCAACTTCTTGGGAATCTCGCATTCATCTTGCATCTTCTGAAGAATCTCTTTGATGAGATCTCGTTCGGCTTCGATGCGAGTGAGTGAGTTTGAGATTTCTTGAAGGCATCCCAGAACCTTTGCTTTATCAAGTGCCATGATCAATCTTCTCCAAATGTCGACGCTGATGCTTCAATCGCAATGTAATAGGTAATCGCAACAGTCTTATGTTTGAACTGCGCCATTCCTTTCTTTGCAATCGCAACATCATATGAGCCATCAAGCAACTTGAAGTTTTCAACCTTCATAACAACTTTGAAAGTCTTACCATCAGTTACTGATCCAATTTCAATCTTAGATTGATCAGCAGAATCATCCTTCACATCAGTTGCAATAAACTGAATTGTAGAACCATCGCTCTCAAATACAAAGTTTGGTGAGCCAGAAATGCCAGCACTCTTACGCATCCAATCAAGATCTTCTTGCGAAAGGCTGAACGAGCAATCAGGATCGCCGAATGTAATTGGCTTTTCTGGTGCTGTTACAATCACCTTTGGTGAACAATACTTGATATAATCAGACTTCTTCTTATTCTCAGTGCTGATATTGATTTTATCATCATCAAACGCCAACTCTGCATCCTTGTAAAGAGAAACCTTTGCGAGGAGTTTATTCAAATCGTACAAAGCAAATTCTTTTGGAAAACTCTCACCAACTGTTGCTTCGACAAAGATTGTCTTCAGCGGTGAAATAGTTTTCAAAGTATTGCCAGACTTGAAAAGGAGACTTTGGTTGATGCTCGAGAAATTCTTGAGCACTGTCACTGTATCATCAGAAAGTTTCATAATTTACGACCTCAATTGCTTCAACACGATTATTATATAACGAATCAACTATTTTGTCAACCCTACTGGTCAACTCATCCAAACTACAATTATTATCCATCACAATATCATAGTCAGAACCAATCCATGCCCATTCAGAATAATGGACTTCTGGATATGCATTACGCATCACATCTAGATTGTGATGCCCCAAATTGCACTCTCGAGCCAAATCATACCACTCAGGATCAGGACCACGACGAACACGAATAACATGTCCCCCAGAATCTCTAATAGCCTTGATCTCATTTGGAAATCTCACATCAGCAATCACATAATTGTTCCAAGGTGCTTGCTCACAACGACGCATCACAGTGTGGACCCAGAGGTCAGGATGGAAGACATCCCTTCCTGCCTCTGTGCCCATTAGCTGGAGTGCTAATCTTGGTGAAAATGGCTTACCAAGTTTTTCAGACCACCACGGATCATCTTGTTCACGCCATGCTCTTGAGCCTGGAGTGTCGCCTTCGAGCATACTACGATTCCAACCAAAGATCGTAGCGCAAGCATCTTTGACGCTGTTTGCGTAACTCTCTTTGACAAAATCGTGACGATCTACCAAGAGATCTGCAACTGTGCCTTTCCCTGCTCCGATAAAGCCAACGAGTCCGACAATCATATACGATTATAGAGATCCGACGAAGTTTGCAACGGCTGGCATGTCACCAGTGAACGCATAGGTTCCAACATGATGCGTCTTCATCCAAGGACATAACCAAATTTGACCACCGATATTTCTCCACCACTGGCAGAACATATAGTCTTCAGACAAGTAACGATCTGAACCACGACCGCCATTTTCCTTTGTGTCAATGACTGTATCGAAGTATGCATGAATGTAACGCGAACCGTCGAAGTTGGCTTGACCAACATGGTCTGGACGATACTTCAATTGTGGATATGCTTCGGCGAATTTTGGGAAAACTTCACGCTTGACCATCATATAACCTGTGCCAATCTCAAGAACTTCGACTGGCTCAGCAACTGAAAACTTCTCAGTGCCTGGAACTGGATTAAAGACGAAATCACCAGCAAGTTTTTCCATATCTTGCGGAGTAATCTCTGGATGACGCTTGACGCCTTCTTTCACAGCACCCCACTTGATCGACTTCTTTGGATATGGTCCGCCAATGACATCCTTCTTCATAGCAAGCAATGCAATTACATCGCGTGGATCAAAATGAATATCAGCATCAATGAATAGCAAATGAGTAAAACCTTCTGCTCGGAGGAACTCATCTACGAGATAATTGCGTGCACGAGTAATAAGAGATTCGTTAAATATGAAAGAAAAACGAACTTCAATGCCGTACTGTGTACACACAGATTGAAGATCAAGGCAAGACTTTAGATACATTCCATGCGCAGAGCCACCATACATTGGGGTTGCAACAAATAGTTTATTTTTGCGTAGTTCTTCTACAGAGACTTCTAACTGCATAATTATTCACTCCAGTTGTAAAATTTTCTAATATTGTCAATAATCTTAGACTGATCATCGAGATTTTCGTTGACCATTGTCTCTATATAGTCCATGAGAGTCAGCGACCCCATTATATTCGAGATTTTCGTCGCACGAGAATTTTTGAATTTGTCATCTTGGTCGTCTTTACGATCAACATGGCGCTGTTCTTTGATATCATGTGATGCTGAAAGAACAAGAACCTTGAATGAGTTTGGAAACCACTCTGAAAGTTTGTCTAGTAGTTTGCCATTGAACAGGCGATCACCTTCGAAGATGACATTTGTTTCAGCATCTTCATACCATAACTCACTGAAGAACTTCTCAGCATCTGGCTGGACTGCCATACTCAAACGATCTGTTCCTTGAAACACATTACCATCATTTGCATACTTGCCAAGAATATACAGATTAAGTTTCTTGGAATACATTGCGTCAAGTAACTTCTGTGGCTTGACAACTTGCCAGTCATCAGCCATTGAAATCAACTTAAACATCAAAGTGGTCTTGCCAGTTGCTGGTTCACCACCCATTGCAATCACTTTTACCATAATGCTTCTAGTCCTTGTTGTACTGGGGTTTCATCTGAAAACATCCACTCAAGACGATCTATTCTACCACTTCTCACATAAGAAGTAAACTTTTCTTTGTTGATTGTAGCATTACGAATTGCAAGTCTTGAATCAAGAGTTTCATCTCTTGATTGCCATAATACATTCCACTCAATACCAGTCCAGCCATCTTTCTCTGCTTGCTGAATTTCTTCAGACTGACGATCAAGATAATACCCAAGATAACGCCCATGATGTTCACGAAAGATTTTCTTAAATGAACAAAGGCAAGTCTCCATGGTGAAGAAGTCTATCTGTAATTTGAGTTCAGGAAATCTTCCTCTTGTTTCTTCAAGTATGTCTTTCGCTTCACTTTCAAGGTCATTGCATTCTCCAGCAGTAAGTTTTGTATCGTACTTGTCATCTTGCCCGAGGGCAAGATGCAAACCATTACGATGTGAACGAGAGCCAGAATAATCGTCAAGCATGAGAGAAGTAGGTATGCACTTAATGCCAGCAGTATGAGCGAGATGCTGAAGATAAAACCAAGTGGAATAGCGACCAAACTTGTAAAGAGAGTTTTTAAGATTATTCCAAAGGTTGTCAAAAGTCTGCTCTTCATTGTCTCCATAATAACTCTCCATCACTTCGCGTTGTGTTTTCTTGCCAATAAACTCTTGATAAGATTCAAACATGGCTGGCAAGTGACCCTTGTTCCACTTTGTATCTGTCTGGTATCTCAGTCTTTTGTAGTTGTGACTATTCCACCAAGAGATACGATCCACAGTGGCGAGTTCATAATCTGGGAACTCATTCTTGAGAACCCATGCAGTTGGTAGTTGATAGGTGTTACCATACAACCACGCAAACCACAATCGCTCTTCGTCATTGTGTTCGTATCGCTGGTGGAGATAGTTTGTGCACCATACGGCTGGATCACAGTCGCCGAATTTCAGCGACCATGAGTACCAGCGTATGAATTGTTCACGGCGTGTGTGTTTTCCAGAAATCGTCATACTTTTGCATAATCTTAGATTTCGCCTTCTTAATCACGTCGTTTGCTTGCGCAATAGGAGTGCTGTCGTCAATTCTCACTCCAGTAACATCAAAAACGATATCTTCATCCATAACCTCATTATTCAAATACTTATCAATGCAGTATGACACCCAACCACAATATAGTCGACGATCTTGCACGTTTGCAGTAGTTTTAGTTGGCACATCAGGTATTATACGGCGAGTAGATGCTTCAATGTTGATGTAAGGATTCAACGCTTTACCAACTTCTTCACTAGTCTGCAATTCATCAAGCATGATCAAGAAATTTTTAAAAGCAGGATCTTTCTTATTCTTAACTCTCTTGAATGGTGCATATTCATCGTTAGTCATGTAATCAATAAAATTTTCAAATCCAGTGATAGTCCGATTGTTCTTTGAAACAATCAAATATCGAATCATCATAGCAAGCAAAGGAGCAGTGAGTTTACTAGGAATGTTTGCTTGACCAATCATGTTACCCAATGTAACCATTTCTTCAATAAAGTAGTCAAGTTTCTCTGCAGTCTTGGCTGCTTTTTCTCCATCACTACCAGTTTTCTCTAGAGTTGCATATTCAGATTCGTTCGGTGGCAAATAGTTCTCAAGAACAATAACAGCCATATCGTATACACTCTCACCTTTCTTCCACTTTCTGGGGAGATTCTCATCATATCCATGATGGCGCATGTACCCACTCAACTTTTCGGAAAAAGTTTCAGCAGTCAACGAAGAATCAATTGCGTGATAGATTTGCTCAGCGTGTTCTTTATCTCGAACCTTTATAAAGACGCCAGTGATATTTTTAGGAACTTGATAATCATCAAACTGTAAATTGTTTCTGAAAATATATGAGCGAGTGTTACCATCTGCGCGCTCAATTGTCCCATTTGGATAAACAACAAATGTCATCAAAGCATGCGGAGCGAGAAAAACTCGACCAAGTGCACGTTTAGTTTTTTCCCAACGCAATGTTTCATTACGTTGACACCAAATTGGATTCGCATTGATCGCAGTTACTAATGGAATTTTAGCAGTAACAATATCATCATCTTCAATCAACAATTCAATGATCTTAGAAAAGTCAAAATTACTTTTTTCTTTCAAATCTTGACCAATTGGACGATCGATGAGTTTCTGCTCAAACCACTCAGCAAGAAGTTTACGACCACTCTCAGTCAGATCATCGCCTTTTCTGCGATTTTCTTTTCGATCAATCCAAATAAAATTTTCTGGTTTTGATATAACTTGCCACGGAATTTTATGTGCGTATCCAAAATTGATAGCGACAATATGATCAAGTTCAGGATTGATCAACCCCTTTGGTGGCTTCATTGTCTTTTTAGTATCATCAGCAGCCTTGCGGCATCGTGCCGTATATTCGGCAAACTTAACGTCATTATCTTTAATAACCATGATGTAGAATCCTCTGTAAATTAAATAGGATTAAAGCAACTCAACAGAGATATTATACACTATGTTTTGGCAAGAGTAAACATCAATTTTAATACACTTCTACGCACCCACCCTTCCCTTTCTTATATACTGCTGCATGTATCACAGGATCGGTTAGGTCATAAAGTCCATCCGCGAAATTCTTGCCATTTATCTTAAACATACTGAGAGAGCATCCGCTCTTTTGCTTTCCCAAGAATTTGAATCCCATGGACTCATAGAACACAACTGCATCAGGTTCTGCAGAAACGCGATAGTAACTGGTGCCAAGACCTTTTGCGCGATCAAGAGAATCTTGAGTGAGTATTCTTGCTACACCTTTACGACGATGTTTAGCAAAAGTGTGTAATAACTGAAGATTGAATATGTATGGGGTTTTCTTCGAGCGAGTTGTGATGATCGCGCCAGCCAGTTCATCATCCGCCGCCCCTTCCCAATATCCGATACAATATGCCCATTGATCCTGCATATCTGCTTTCGCCACGAAAGTTTTGGCAAAAGCATCAGCCTTGTTCTCAGTTATGTGCGCGACAAATTCAGCGCGAGTTGTTTCACGCAGCGTCATGGAATTCGCGTTTCTTTTCACCGCGTTCCTTTGGATACTTGGTTTGTTGCCAACCGAAGTATTCATCCAGATTCCATTTGAATGGTGGGAATTTATAATTTCCTTCAGCAAGAATCTCGCGAACAGACGGTCCGCCATTGAGTGCTGCATCGATGAAGTTTTCTACGAATCTAAATTGAGATTCCATTTCTTCTCGCTTTATAGTTGAGCGGAAGCAACGGAACTCAATCGTACCAGTATGCTTCATGCAGTAAGTATTGATTGCATATCGGAATGGGCGACCCATTGATACGCCATCTTTGCCAGCAGCGTGCAGTTTAATAAAGTGATCAAAGTCAGTAGTTAGTTCGATGATATTATCGCACATATACTCTGGCATCGGTCGACCACCATCGAATTTTAAATACATCTTTGCGCCATCGCACTGCTTCATCTCAGATGTTTCATAAAACTGATAACAGGCTTCAATCGTATCTGCTTGATTGTCTTGAATATATCCGACAAGACGTTTTAGTCCAGCAACATCTTCTTTCAATCCTGGAACAAAGACATGAATGTGACCATGATTGACACATGAAGCCGTTGGCTGGTTGCCATATTCCAAAAACATCTCATAAAGTTTCATTATACGATCAACTTGTTCCTGCCATGTCTTTGTTGGCATCATGTTGACTTCGCCACCCATATACGGTTCTTTGCCAAGTGGGTCACATGCACGAAACTCAAATGGTGGACGAAGATTTACAATATCAGTCTCAGCATATTCCCATTTACCGAGAGTCGGAGGAATGCTCATGCGGCGATCAATATCACCCCATTCAATCTCAGCACCATATGTAAATGTTGTTTTATCGTACATGTTGTAAATCCTTCGCATTATCAATTTGAACGAATTCTTTTTGAAAGAGATTTTTGCCTGTCGTTACATATGAGTTCATACCAATCTCAACTGCGCCACTCAAACCTGCGCGTGTGGCAATATCGCTTGTCGAGGTAATTATACCGCCATTTGGCAGCGAAGTAAAGTAAATTGGACGCTTTCCATTGCGATAGAAACGCAATTTCTTTTCAGCATAGAGTTCAATTACTGCCATTGAAGCATTAGCAAACTCTACAAGCGGAGACTTCTTTGCTTTGATTGTATGAAGAATTAATTCTGAATCATTGCGAGTTTTGCAATCATAACCATAAAGATCTTTCCACTTCTCTGGCATCTCTTGACTTACAACGCCATTGTGAACAATCGAGAGACTTTCATCCCACAACGGTTGATTGTAATTTAAATCAGAGGTTGAATAGCGGCAGTGACCAATCAGATACAGATTGCCATCTTCATTGATGCAGTTTTGTAAGTCAAGAGATTCTAAAAATAGATTGGCAGGTTTAGAATCAATTACAGTTTTGATCTGACCACTCCTAACCCATGACACACCAGTTGCATGTAATCCACGAATGCTAGATTCATAGAAAACTTTGGCGATCGTGACCAAGTCAAGCGCACTTGGCTTCTCAATATAAGCACCAATGACTGCGCACATTAGGAGAACAGATCTTCTAGGGTAGAAATTTTTTCATATGCTTTTGGATGATACTTTTCGACCATCTTTCTTCCACCATTCTTTTCCAAGTAGTCATACCACTCTTGTTCTTCCCACATTCCTTCGGAAATACCGTTCCAAAGACGTCGCTGGAGTCTGTGTTCTTTGTTCTTTCGACGTGACTCAACATAATTATATCGATGATCTTCATATTCTTTACTTCCAA